GCCCTCTCCCAACTGGACACCAAAAAGGGGGATCTGGTGTCAGTTGGCCAGTTCGGATCAAGTGACCGAACTGGAATCTGAACCGCTCGAAGACGGCGGTGCGCCCTCAGAGGGCGCTCCTGCGGCTCCTGGAGCCCCGGCAGGAGAATCCGCAGGGGGAGGTTCCGCCGTCGTCGAGCTCGCGCCTTCTGGCGCCAATGCGGTAACGATGGGTGCATCACCTGGGCGCGGAAACTGCCGCCCTGGTTGAGCAAGCTGCGGCATCAACTTGGTAAGCCGATCGATGTTAGCGGGATCGGAAGCGAACGCAGCAAACTTAAACGCATCCTGATTAAACTCCCGCCTAACTTCCGACGGCAACTCAGAAAAAATCGCCCGCGCACGCTCAACCTGCTGAAATGCACCCAACAAGTCAACACCGGTGAACTCACCGTAAGTAGCAGCCGGATACTTCAACGCGTGCGATAGAGTACCTTCTATCTGAGCACGCTGAATAATCTTATTAATATCCGTCTGATCCTTGAACGACTGTTTAGTACGTCCCTTCGGGTACTTCTTAACTTCACCTAAAATCGGTAAGAAACTCACAACTACTGACTCCTATAATGTTCAAACAACTTAGTGCCGGGCAAACGCTGCCCGGACCACCAATCCAACGTCGATTCAATCACGCCACTCAGATCAATCAAAAATTGATCACGAAAGTCACGCAACTGCTGGAAAAAATCCTCGACATTAATATGACCTTCACGCATCGCTTTCACAACCGCTGCAACAGCATTATCGACATCAGCACGAAACTGATCGGCAATCCCTTGCCAATCAAAATCACGAAACTTCGCAGCAAGATCACCTGCCAACTGAGTAATGTTGGCAGAGTTCTCCACAAGCCTCGCACGAACACGTGCTAAATCAACCTCGTGCGGCATAGTCTGCAACTCCCTTGCAGACTGAATGCCACCAAGCGCACCAGTAACCGCAGCCTGCCCGACATTCCCTACAGTCGCTAACGCGCCTGCGGGAGTCGTAGCATCATACTTGCCCGCGAGAATCGGGTTGATACCCGCCGCGCGCAAGTCCTCCATACGGCGTTGCACCGCCGTATTAGACATACGCTCCTGGAACGCCATCTGCTCTCTAGCAAGAGCAATGTTCTGACGATTAGCACGAGACTGACCAATGCCCGAAAATATCGATCCGGCCAACCCCAACACTGGACCCCATGGGAACGCCATAACCGTTCCCTAGAAGTGGTCCAGGTTGCCCGGAACACCAAACAACGGCATTGGACGAGCACACTGCATATTGAAATACATATCAAGAATCAAATGCGGCTCCGTATTAATCGCTATCGCACGATCCAACGGCGTACCGGTATTAGACTGAATGAAAGTATCACCAAGAGTCGGTAACGACGCGAAATCCTCCGACAAATGCCAAGCGGCAAGAGTAGATGCATGGTCAGGTCGAAACAACCCAGTGAGCCTTGACGGCTTATACCTATATTCCGCATACCTCTCTTGGTAACCAAACACCTGCTCATTGACAGCAGCATCAGGCGAGGTGTACCAAAGCTCCTCATTAAGAACAGCTTGTTCACCGATCTGAGCGAGAACGGGGTAGTAGAAGTCATAGCGAGTATCCTTCATCCAATAACGCTCAACACCTTGCGAATACGTAATGTCCGCACGCACATTCACAAGACCAAGCAACAAACCATGCTCAGTCGCCGAATACGTAAATCCATGCGTATCAGCAACAGTACCAAAACCAGCCAACTCACCAAGCTTATCGTTAGCCGCAGGAGTAGGTTGGCCCGAGGTTTGCGCCACAGGCGTGACATTAATCGGCGTAGAACCACCGCCGAGAAACTCAGGACGCTGAACCCGAAAGTCGGGCACCGTCACGCCAAAGTGCGCAAGAATCAACTCGTTATAACGAGTACCTGAACGAGCATCACGCTCAAGCAAACGCTGAGTCTGAAACGCCAGACGAAGATCATTGATGGTAGCCGCGGTAGCATTGGTCAAATCCGCACGAATCGTAGCCGCTGACGCAACACCTTCGGTATCATGAATGACATGACCACCCGACGTACCGTCGGTATCGAACAACTGAGCAGTAGAAGAACCCTGATCATCAGCAACATACAATGTAGATCCATCAGCAACCGTAGAATAAATAGGAGCCGACGTACCAAGAGGCAACGAAACCGCAGTGCCCTTCTGAGGCCACGGCAAACATGACGTAAAATAATCATGACGCTTTCCACGCTTCTTCAGCACGTAATTAGCAGGAGCATCAGGACCATCATCAACATCTACCGTCAAAGAATCCTGCAAGTTCTGATCACGAAACCACTCATTCCACACAAGATTGTACGCACGAAACGGCAACGCACTAACCTCATTCATATTCATGGACGTAACCCATGGCATACCCATGTAGTCCAGCAACGCATTACCAGTCTGGATATTAATATTACCGGACGCAGCAACGGGAACAGTGAAATCAATCGAATCGGCCGGGTCATCCTGGGCACCGTGCATTTTCTCCCAATTCGTCCAAACCAAACGGTACGGAATGAAAAAGAAGAACGATTCGAAATACATGTTATCCATGATCGGATACAACGGCGTAGCAAGACGACCATAAAACGACATGTTAACGTTAAACGTATCTCCAGGCACCAAATCATCAATCAACACCGGAACAAGCCAATCAGCATCCATGGTGGTCTTATGACCATGAGAACGATTAAAACTCGAACGCGGAATATTAGCGCGGGGAACCTCCGCAAAACTATGTTCCATCACAGAACGGGGCATTATTCACTACCTCCATAAGAAACAGCAACATCGTCGACATCGTCAACAATATTAGCCAACGGGCCATTGCCCTTCAAAGAACCAGCAGGGATATTACGAGCCTGCGCAACCAACTCATGAGCATTAGCAACATGAACCGGGCCCTTATCACCCGGGTCAAGCAAACCAGTATTATCATCATATGTCCCAAGCCGGTACAACTTATAGTGCTCCGGATGCTTACCAATCGGATGATCGGCGTCACACGCAATATCGCCAAAACTGCGAACAGCTTCGCCTTCACTACGCGCAACCCACGGACGGTCATAGACCGCCGACGCACTATCATAAACGGAAAAAACCATGTGCAACATTACAAACTCCTGTTTAACAACGAACAACGGTCCTTAGCGACCTTGTACTTCGAAAAAAGACGCTGCGGCGTATAATCCTCCGCATGCGCCTTCATGAACTCTTGACGAAGCTTCTTAATCTCCGCAAGCGTCAAAGAATCTTCAACCTCAAACAACTTCTCATAATAACGAGGCATACCCTTAACAACACCAAAACCTGGAACGGGAACCTCATCACTAGGAAACAAATCATCCTTATACTTCGCATACCAACGCCAGCCTATGCCACCTTCACAATCGTCGCAATCCAACTGGATGCGCCGATGAACCTTACATGGCCGACCACGAGACATCAGTGCGAACTCGGGCGTGACGAAAGTCACCACACCATCAAGATCGTATAACATATAATGATCGTCAGCCATGTTACCTGTACGCTTCTTAAGACAATAACGCGCCACATACGCCGCACTATCGAAGTTAACGTCTCCAACATCAACAAAACCATACTTCCAAATCTTTTCAAGAAACGGTGATGTAGTTCTTAAAGAACCATCCACACCGGTACTATAAGGCACCAAATCAGGAAAAGAACAATTAAACAAAACCGCGTGGTAGTGGGGACGCCCGACCTGGCAGAGAGGGCAAACAGTCCTATCCAAATCAATGCGGTGCTTGCAACGATTTCCATACTCACCTACTGCATAAAAACGAATGGTCTGCGGCGCGAACGCTTTCCGCAACCGCTTCATAAAATCTTGCCAGTGCTTCTTACTTAAACTCCAATCATCAGGAATGTGATAACCGCCTCGCAACTGCTCGTCGTCACACTCGTGCTTATCTCGGTACGTGAGAGTAATGAAAGAATTACCTCCAGTACTCTCGTGCAAAGCGGACTCATGAGCAATACGCATAGCCCACATCCGAGAGCGATCAAGCCGACAGCCAAGGCACTGACCGCAACCGACCTCCATGGTCTCTTTACAACCATCTCGACGAAACGTAATACCGCCTGTTTCAGCATCCTTCCATCCTTTCAACGGCGAATAACAAGGCATAGAAAAACCCCCAGGTGCTTCCGAACCTGGGGGCCTCCTAGTCCTTACAGACGAATGCCGCCACGCTGTGGGCGCGGCTTAACATTCAAATAATGCGTCTTACTGGCCGTCGCAGTAAACAACCTGCGCGAACCCTTGTAAGACAACTTACTCCGTCTCGCCATCCGTTTCACTCCTGTCAACGTCGTAACTAACGTCGCAGTTCAAGCCTAAACGGCCACCACATGCGACAACCAAAAGGCAACTACAAAGAATCATTAATCTTCGCAATGTCCTTCTCCGTCAACGCCAAACCGCTAGTGCGCTTTGGCAACTTAACGCCCTTCTTACGAAGGGACGCAACACGCGACCGAACGGTCACCTCTTTCACGGCATACTTCTTAGCCATATCTGGCACCGACATACCGCTGTTCCAGTCACGCGCAAACTCTATCAGTTTCTTCACTTCGTTAATCGTCATTATGCTATCCTCTTTGTTCAGGGGCCAACTCTAGTGAGCCCCATTCACAAAGGAGAATAGCATGACAACCTCAACAAAGATATACATCTGTAACAATT